ATTAGGTAGATAATGGCAAAATTAGCAAAAGAATATGTTAGACACGAAAGAATACCTAAAAAAACATCACAAGGTAATCGAAAAAATGTTAAAAAAAGTTCAATGAACAAATCTAAAAAAAGATCATACAAACCATATAGAGGACAAGGGAAACCTTGTTAATAAATGCCCGCAATCTGTCGAAAAGGTGATAGTTTAACCACTGGACACGTTTGTACAAGTGTAACGACTTTAGATACACCTACACAATCGACAGTTAGAGCAAATGGTATATTAATCGCAAGAGTTGGTGATCCAACAGTATCACACCCACACCCTCCAGCGCCACCTTGTCCACCACACGTGGCAAATGTTAACATAGGTTCATCAACTGTAAGAGTTGCTGGCGCATTTGTGGCAAGAATTGGCGATAGTACCGATAGTGGGGAAATGATAAGTGGTTCTTCAAATATCTTTTGTGGTTAGTGTATAAATATTAGTGTTATGGCAATATATGACGCTTCAAATACCAATAAAAGTAATCGTAGTGTACGAAGATTTTATAAAGATTTAGATTTAGACTTTGGTCGTAATCCGATTACTAATGATGTCAATAAAATTGAAGACGTTGATGCAGTAAAAAGAAGTGTAAAGAATTTAGTTCAAACTAATTTTTATGAAAGACCATTTCACCCTGAATTGGGTTGTGGTGTTAGAGAATTACTTTTTGAAAACTATACACCATTAACAGGTATTTTTTTAAAAAGAAAAATAGAAGAAGTGATTACAAATTTTGAACCAAGAGCTTCTTTGAATCAAATAACTGTAGATGATGATCCTGATAGAAATAGATTAAAAGTTTCAATTTATTTTTATGTTGTTGGTGTAGAGGATCCTGTGGTAGTAGAAACATTTTTAGAAAGATTAAGATAAGATGGCATCAAATAAATTAGAAATATCAGCAGTTGACTTTGACCAAATCAAAGCAAACTTAAAAACATTTTTACAAAATCAAGTAGAGTTTCAGGATTACAATTTTGAAGGTTCTGGTTTTTCTATTTTACTTGACTTACTTGCTTATAATACACACTACCTTGCTTACAATGCAAACGTTGTAGCAAATGAAATGTATTTGGACAGCGCTGATTTAAGAAATAGTATTGTTTCATTAGCAAAGATGTTAGGTTATACACCAACATCACCAAGAGCTCCAATTGCAAACCTTGATATTCTAATTAACAATGCATCAGGTACATCTATTACTATGGATAAAGGAACTGTGTTCAACACATCAGTAAATGGTATATCATATCAATTCATTACAAACGCAGATGCTACAATAACTCCATCAAACGGTGTTTATAGATTTTCAAATATAAATGTTTATGAAGGAAGTTCTGTCACTTACAAATATACAGTAGATAGTTCTGATCCAGATCAAAGGTTTGTAATTAACTCTGCAAGAGCAGATACATCAACACTAAAAGTAAAAGTTCAAAATTCAATATCAGATTCAACAACTGCAACATATAATTTAGCAACAGGTTATACAGGATTAGATAACACATCAAAAGTTTATTTTATACAAGAAGTAGAAGATAATAAATTTGAAGTTTATTTTGGAGATGGTGTTATAGGAAAATCTTTAGATGACGGTAATATTGTAATTTTAGAATACATAGTAACAAATAAAACAGAAGCAAATGGAGCTTCAACATTTACATTATCAGGAAGTGTAGGTGGTTTTAGTGATGTTACTATTACAACTAATTCATCTGCTCAAGGTGGATCAGATGGTCAATCAAAAGAATCAATTAGATTTAATGCACCATTACAATACGCAAGACAAGATAGAGCAGTCACAACTTCTGATTATGAAACACTTGTACAAGAATTATACCCTAACGCTCAATCAGTTTCAGCATGGGGTGGCGAAGATGATGAAACACCTGTTTATGGTGTAGTAAAGATTGCGATTAAAGCAGCATCAGGTTCTACATTAACAAACGCTACAAAAGAAAGTATTGTAACTCAATTACAAAGATATAATGTTGCATCTGTAAGACCAGTAATTGTTGATCCTGAAACGACTTCTATTATCTTAACTTCAAATGTGAAGTATGATGAAAGAGCAACTACAAAAACAGCAGATACTTTAAAATCAGAAATTACAACAGCAATAACAAATTATAATACAAGTACATTACAAAAATTTGATAGTATCTTTAGACATTCAAAAGTTACAGGTTTGATTGATGATGTTGATACAAGTATCTTATCAAACGTTACAAGTTTATTAATTAGAAAAACATTTACACCAACTTTAAGTGCTTCTACAAGATATGACATTTATTTTAGAAATGGTATTTACAATCCACACGCTGGTCACAAATCTGGTACAGGTGGTGTAATCACTACATCAGGTTTTAAAGTACCAAATGATAATAATGTTTATTACCTAGATGATGATGGAAATGGAAATATAAGAAGATACTATTTTGTAGGTTCAGTAAGAACATATGTAAACAATACTCAAGGAACTGTGAATTACGCTACAGGTCAAATTACAATTAACTCTTTAACAGTTGCGTCAGTAGAAAATATACGAGGCGCTTCATCTACTGTTATTGAAGTGACTGTTGAACCAGCGTCTTACGACATTGTTCCAGTTAGAGATCAGATTTTAGAAATAGATACAGCAAATTCAACAATCACAGTAGAGGCAGATACGTTTGTTGGTGGTTCTGCTGATGCTGGTGTAGGTTATACAACAACATCTAATTACTAATGGCAAAGTTCACTGATAAAATATCGAGCCTGATAAATCAACAGGCGCCAGAGTTCGTATTAGAACAACACCCTAAATTTTTAGAGTTTGTCAAAACGTATTACACGTTTATGGAATCAGCGGAGTTAGGTGTAACTTCTGTACAAACTACCGATGGTATTCAATTAGAAACAGAAACTGCTCAAGCAAATGAATTAATTTTAGACGGTTCACGTATTGATTCAGATAGAACACAATTAGATGCGGGTGATAAAATACTTTTAGAAAGTTCTGCCTTTGGTAAATTTACAAGAGGTGAAACTATTACAGGTTCTACTTCAAACGCAACTGCAACTGTACTTGCTGAAGATTTAGACAATAATAGACTTTACATATCAGCACAAGATAAATTTATAGATGGTGAAGAAGTTATAGGTTCTAGTTCAAACGCAACAGCGATTATTAATAGTTACAAACCAAATCCTGTAAATAATATACAAGACTTATTAAACTTTAGAGATCCTGACAAAGTTGTATCTAATTTTTTAACAAAGTTTAGAAATGAATTTTTAAATACATTACCTGAAAATTTAAGTACAGGTGTTGATAAAAGAAAATTAATTAAAAATATTAAATCTGTTTATAGAGCAAAAGGTACAAATAGAGGACACGAATTATTTTTTAGATTACTCTTTGGTTTAGAATCAGAAACAATTTATCCAAGAGAAAATATATTAAGAGCATCTGATGGTAAATGGGATACAAATAAAGTTTTAAGAGCAATTGCAACTGTAGGTAATACAGGTGATTTAATAGGTCGTACAATTGAAGGTGAAACATCAGGCGCAACTGCGATAGTAGAAAACGTATTTAAGTTTCAAATAGGTGCAAACGAAGTAACTTCTTTTATTTTAAATGAAGATTCAATATCTGGTACTTTTCAAATAAGTGAAGTTATAAGAGGTACAGAAACAGATGATGATGACATTTATATAAAAGCAACTATCACAGGTATACCCTCTACAATATCAATCACAAATGATGGAAGTTTATATACTGTTGCTGATACTGTTACGGTTACAGGTGGTGGACAAAATGCGATTGTTCAAGTTGATGCTGTAGGTCGTGGTGGTATTACAGAATTTATAATTGGTTCAGGTGGTACAGGTTATGAAATTGGTGACGATATTGTTTTTACAAATACAGGTACAGGTGGAGGTTCAGCAAGAGCAAAAGTATCAGTTGTCAATGGTGGTCTAACGCAAGAAACTTCTACATCAACAACAGAAGATCATATTGTATTAGAAGACGAAACGACTAGAGGTGACACATATACAGGAAATAAAATTGTACAAGAAAGTGGAACAGGTTCAGGTGACGTAACAGATATACGTATTATATCAAGTGGAAATAATTATCAATCATTACCATCAGTTGTTGTAGATGATACAAATGGCTCAAATGCCGAAGTGTATGTTTATGGTACAGAAATAGGAAGAATATTAGGATTAAAAATTATTGAATCAGGTTCAGGTTATGAAGCCTCACCATCGCCACCAACATTATCATTACCAAGTTATATCATACTTTCAAATGTTTCAGGTTCTTTTGTAACAGGTGAAACAGTAACAGGTATTGATTCAAGTTCTACATCTATTACCGCAACAGTTGTTTCATACAGTTCAGGTACAGGTGTTTTAAAAGTTTCAAGTCCAACAGGACAGTTTGCTGAAGATACAACAATTACTGCAGATAGTGGTGCAAGTGGATTAGTTGAAAAAAATGATTTAAGTACAGCAACCACAACAGTTGGCGCAGTAGTTGATACTGCTGGTACTTATATAAACCAAGATGGTCACGTTTCTGAAACATCAATGAGAATACAAGATAGTTTATACTATCAGGACTTCTCTTATGTTATCAAAGTTGGTCGTACAATTAATGACTGGCGAGATAGTTTTAAAAAGACAATGCACACATCTGGTTTCTATTTTACAGGACAAGTTAATTTAGAAACTTCTGTATCTGCTGAAATACAAAGAACAATTGGTATTAACACAGGTATTGATTACGAACAAGTTGCATTAATTATAAACACATTATTCTCAACTATCTTTGGAAGAAGATTAGGAACAGTAGATGATGGTACAACGTTAAGAGTAAATCCAGAGTTAGGTGTTGATCCAGATTTCACAGATAGTACAAGTGAACACTTTACACCAAATACAAGAGATTTAACTTTAACAAGAAAAATGAAAATATCTTTCCCAAGTATTGCACGAATAGATGTAAGAGGCGAATCACTAAAATATGGTTATACTTATGCAGGTCCACGTATGAAGTCACTATCTTTAAATGATGATGATTCAGCGTTTACAAGTATGTTTGGTGGTAATCACCCGAATGTACAAACAGGTGGTTATACAGCAACAAGTCCAGGAACAACAAAATTAGTTCAACCATTAACTTTAGAAAATATGGCTAATCATAGATTAATTGGATTAAATAGTACAAGTTTAAATGGTGAAGTTGCTCAAATAAGAGATTTAAATAATGATAATTTAAAGACATACATAACTTGGCCTAGTGAAATATCTGCAACAATTGCTGGTAGTACATTTGATAAAACAGATATAACATTTGATACAACAGGTACAACTTTTGATGCAACACTTTAATAAAATTGTATAAATATTAGAAAAGTTTAGAGAGAATCAATGGCAAAACAAACAATTAATATCGGAACAATCGCTGATGACGGTACAGGTTCAACTATACGAGCCGGCGGTGATATAACAAACGATAACTTTAATGAATTATACACAAAATTAGGTGATGGTACAACTCTTTATAGTTTAACATTTCCAAACGCCACTGATACAGTTGTCGCAAGAAATACAAGTGACACTCTTACAAATAAAACTCTTACAAGTCCAGCATTAACAAATGCGACAGGTAGTTTATCAAGTCCAACAATTACATCTGGTGTTGTAGCGACAAGTTTAGATTTAAACGCCAGTGAGTTAATATTAGACGCTGACGCTGATACTTCTATTACAGCAGATACTGACGATCAAATAGATATTAAAATAGGTGGTAATGATAGAATTACTTTACAATCTGGTATAGTTGACTTAAAAAATGATGGTAGTGAATCACAAATCAAACTATATTGTGAAGTCGGAAATGCACATTATACACAAATTCAGGCATCTCCACACGCCAATTATGGTGGTGGAAGTGTGACAGTAGTCGTTCCAGCGGTGGCTGGTACTCTAGCGTTGAGACCAACAACAACCAGTGCAACAGGTGATGGTTCTACAGTAGCGTTCACTTTATCCAATATAAATAATGATGTAGATAGTGTAATGGTGTTTTTAAACGGAGTTTTACAACGACCTACAACCGATTATACGGTGTCAGGAACAACATTAACATTTAACACTGCGCCAGTGGCAGCAGAAGCAATTACGATTAGGGAGTTCTAATAAGAAGTTATGGTAAACAAAGTAAAAGAATCAAATATAGACGATAATTCGGTAACAACAGCAAAAGTAAATGATTCTGCGATTACAACAGCAAAAATCAATGCTGATGCTATAACTGAGGCAAAGATTGCTGACAATGCAATTAGTGAAGAACATTTAGACACAACAGTATTTACAGGAAATACAGAGTTATCTGCATCAGCAGCAAGTGATGATGTTTTATTAATTTACGATACAAGTGCTGGTGTTATTAAAAAAATTCAAAAATCAAATATTTCTTTACAAGTACCTACTTTTAGTTCAGTAAGTCCAACATCATTAACTACAGGTGATTTAACTGGTAATTACACAATTGTTGTAACAGGAACAGGTTTTGATGAAAATGCTACTTTTAAATTAAGAACAACAGGTGGTACAGATATTTCAATGGATAGTGTGACTAGAAATAGCTCAACTCAATTAACAGGTACAGTTGCTAAAAACACAGCAAATTTGACGAATGCAAATGAACCATTTGATATAATTATTACAAACGGATCTGGTTTGTCAACAGTTGCAACAGATCAAGTTAATGTTGATGCACAACCTGTATATGTAACAGCTTCTGGCTCTCTAGGTACTGGTGCAGGAGGTTCTTCTGTATCTTTTTCAGTAAACGCAACTGATCCAGAATCAGCAGGTAACGTAACATTTGAATTACAATCAGGAACTTTACCTCCAGGTTTATCTATTACAAATACTGCAGCAGAAGGTGGAACAGCAATTATTTCTGGTACTGCAACTAATCCTATTTCTAACACAACATATAATTTTACATTAAGAGCTTTTGATTCAGCGTCTAATGTTACATCAAGAGCATTTTCAATTACAATCAATAGATCATTTACATCAGAATCATTTACATCATCTGGTACTTTTAGTGTGCCTTCAGGTGTAACTTCATTAACAGAAGTGTTAGTGGTTGCTGGTGGTGGTGGTGGCGGCGGCCAAGTTGGTGGTGGAGGTGGAGCTGGTGGATTAATTTATATGCCAGAGTATCCAGTCACTCCGGGTGGTACAGTTACAGTCACAGTTGGTTGTGGTAGCCCAGGTGGTTCTCCGGGAACAAATCAACCTGATGGACAAGATTCATCTTTTGGTTCACCAGGAGATCCAGGTTTTTCACCAACAAGTTCAGTTTTAACTGCCAAAGGTGGTGGTAGAGGTGGAAGTTACAATGTAGCACATAGAAATGGAAACCCTGGTGGTTCTGGTGGTGGAGGGGGACAGAACGGCAGTCCGCCTTATTCAACTACTGGTGGTAGTGCTACTCAACCTACTCAACCAGGAAACTCTGGTGCATATGGTTTTGGAAATGCAGGTGGAGCAGGAGATAATCCTTCTAAAGCTTGTGGTGGTGGTGGAGGTGGGGCTGGTGCTGCTGGAACCAGTTCTACTAATGATTCTGCATCAAATGCTGGTCCGGGTGGTGATGGAAGAGCTTATACGATTGCCGATGGTACTACTCCAGTGTATTATGCTGGTGGTGGTGGCGGTGGTTCTTCTTGTTGTTCAACTTTTGGCAGTACTGTAATAGCTCAGGGTGGACAAGGTGGAGGAGGAAACGGTGGTTATTTTACAACAATAGGAGCTCAGCACGCTCAAGCCAATAAAGGTGGTGGCGGTGGTGGTGCTAGAGATGCAGATACTTGTAATACGTATCCAGGAACTCCTCCAGGCTCCTTTGGTGGTGATGGCGGTAAAGGAATCGTAATAGTAAGATATTAATAAGAGGTATAAATATAAAAAATGGCGGCAATAATAACAAATAAATTTAGAATACACAACGCAGAACAGTTTACTGAATCATTTTCAGAAGCAGTTCCAAGTGTGTAC